CCGATGATTCTTGAATATGTCAGAAATGCGGACGGATCAGATTATTCCAGATATGCATTAAGGACAAGCCGTGTATGTGGTTCATATATCAACGAAAAGGAAAATCTTGTGGTTGAAACTGTGAACAGCGCATATGAGTTTGAAGTTGTGAAAAATGAGGAAAATGAGGAATAAATTATGATTAAATCAGATTTTGGAAAGATTGAGATTACAGGCTTAAAGCCGGTTATCATGGTAGAGTTTTTAGAGTTGTTAAGATGTCTAAGAAAAGTTTTGGGGGAAGATATTTACAACCGTGTTTTACAGAATGCGAATGAGCCAAAACAATTTGAGAGTGATTCGGAAACATCAAAAGATTATGAAAAGGAACGGATGAAAGAAATTTTGGAAGCTATTTTAAAGAGAATGGAGGAAAAGTAATTATGGCAGAGAACACAGCAGTAGCAAAAACAGAGGAAAAGAAAGAGGTTGTACATAGCAACAACAAGGTTACAGATTACAGTCTTGGAATTTTCGGAACATCCGATAATTTCATCATGGCGATGCAGATGGCAAAGGCATTATCGAGTTCCACAATTGTTCCATCAACATTCCAGAAGAACGATGCGAACTGTCTGATCGCAATTGAGCAGGCACAGAGATTGAAAGTAAGTCCGCTGATGGTTATGCAGAATCTGTATGTAATTCAGGGTAGACCGTCTTGGAGTTCAAAGTTTTTGATTGCGGCAATAAACAATTCCGGAAAATTCGATATGGAATTACAGTTCGAGGAAACTAAAGATAAGGACGGCAAGCCTTATTCGTGCCTTGCTTGGACTACGAAAAATGGTCGTAGAGTTGAGGGAATGACCGTGGACATGGAAATGGCAAAAGCCGAGGGATGGCTTGGTAAAAATGGTAGCAAGTGGAAAACCATGCCGCAGTTAATGCTCCGTTACAGAGCCGCTTCGTTCTTTTCTAGTTTGAATTGTCCAGAACTGACAATGGGATTGTATACGAAAGAGGAAATGCAGGACAACGATTTTAAGGAATATCCGATGGAAGATTTGCAGGAGCAGATCAAGCGCGACCTTTCTGAAAATGCAAACAGCGAAGAATTTGTCGTTGATGCAGAAACGATAGACGTTCCAGAAAGCAAAAGTGCAGCAGCCGAGCCGGATTTAACTTTGCAGAATGCAGAGGTTGTTGACGGAAATGATGCTGACTTGCCGGATTTTCTGAAATAGGAGGGCGAATATATGAGATCGTATGCAGTAAAGGCGAACTTATGGTGCATGGTACTGCTGGACAGCTTAGAGAAGAGTTTGCATATATCGTTATATCTCTTCTCGACAACTTCACAAAAGAAGAGTTGCAGGACGTGTTTGACACAGCGGAAACTTTAAAAGAAGGGGGTGAACAACGTGCGGATAATCAGTCAAGATGGAACAATTGATGTACCTTATGAAATCAGTTCTTTGAGCATGGCAGTCGGAAAATATGAAGATGTTGAGCATGCGGCTATTTATTGCCACAACTCTTCGACAGCAATGGGAACAAAAATGGCTGAATACAGTTCCAAAGAAAAGGCGAAGAAAGCCATGGAAGAATTAAGATGTGCCTATATGTGTCATAATCTTGTAAGGATGGGACACACGCCATCAAAGGGAATTGATGAAAAACTTACTATTGGTTCGTATGGAGTGTTTCAGTTTCCAACAGCGGAAGAATTGGAGTAGCCTATGGAAGTTATTTCATTTTTAGAGTCAGTTCAGAAAGGTATGGCTGATAATATCTACAACTTTTGCAAAAATGGAAAATGCAGCCAGTGCGGTAACTGTTGCTCAAATCTCTTGCCAATGAGCAGAAAGGAAGTAGAGGTCATTCACCGGTATATTCGTAAGAATCATATCCAGGAGTGCAAACATCTGCTTCCTACTGCGAAGCAACCATATGACATGACTTGTCCATTCCTTGACACCGGAAAGAGTTGCGAGAAATGCAGAATCTATCCGGTTCGACCGGAAATCTGCAAACAGTTCATTTGTGACAATGAGCAGAGAGCAAAGCACAACCGGAAGTTGTTAGGGCAGACACGAAGTATTATTGATGTAAGGAGTGAATTTTTTGACAGATAAAGAAAAAGAAGAATTGAAAGCAGAAATCCTGAAAGAAGTTGAGAAATCACTTAAAGGAAAGGTAATAAGAGAGGATGTTTCCACAACGCTTAAAGAGCCAAGGGAGTATTGGTTTGTAAAGAGAACTGTTGATGGAAAGAGACAAGATGGACTAATGCGAACGGTTATTGACAGCGTTACTTCATGGGCGATGTGGGAACTTATACGAAAACTGACTTGTTATATATGCGGTAAAAGTTATGTTCGTCACTTGGCAAATGAGGGAGAGATTGCAAATGAAATCTGCGATACTCTTTGCCAGACAGTATATGACTTACGGGTAAAGTACATATCTGAATCAAAAGGCGGTGATGGTGATGAAACTTAAAGTTTTAGGTTCCGGTTCATCCGGTAACTGCTACATCTTGGAGAATGACAACGAAGCCTTAATAATCGAAGCAGGGTTGCCATTCATGAAAGTCAAGAAAGCGTTGAATTTCAATGTGATGAAGATTAAGGCGGTACTTATCACGCATATTCATTCAGACCACCATTTTTACTGGTTTCAGTATGCGAGGGCAGGCATTCCGGTATTTGAGCCATTCAGATTGGATGGAAGCAATCTTGAATTTGACAACTCACAATTCAGAGTGATGGCTTTTGATAACCGGGATAAGTCCGGTAGATGGCTACATAACAACTCTGATGGTTCAGAGTGCCCGTGCTACGGATTTCATATCACACACCCGGAAATAGGAAGTTTGGTATATGCCACAGACACCGAATATGTCCGGTGGCGGTTCAAAGCTGTAAATCACATTCTTTGTGAAGCAAACTACGATATGCAGTTTGTAGACCGGGACGAGCCGAACTATGAACACCGCCTACGAGGTCATATGAGCCTTGATACGGCACTTGAATTTATTTCTACTAACGATAACCCGGCATTGAGAAATGTCGTTCTAATTCACTTATCAGATAAAAGCGGAGATCCCGCACTATTCAAACAAAAGACAGAAGAGACAATTAAATATGGAGCAGATGTTTATGTTGCGGAAAAAGGTCTGGAAATCTCACTTGACCTTTGTCCGTTTTAGAAAGGTGGAATGACTTATCAATAAGGTGATCCTCATGGGGCGTTTGACAAGAGACCCCGACATACGTTATTCGCAGGGAGAGAAAGCAACGACGGTGGCTAGGTTTTCGCTTGCCGTTGACCGGAAATTCAAACAGGACGGACAACCTACGGCAGATTTTATTAACTGCCTTGCATTTGGCAAAAGAGCGGAGTTCATTGAAAAGTATTGCCGCAAAGGCACAAAGCTGGTCGTTGAAGGTAGCTGGCAGACCGGCAGCTATACAAACAAGGATGGAAATAAGGTGTATACAAATGAGTGCCTTGTCGAAAGCTGTGAATTTGCAGAGAGCAAAGTAGCTTCACAGAACAACCAGTCTGTAGATAGACCGGAACCTGCACCGAATGGTGATGGATTTATGAATATTCCGGTTGGAATTGACGAGGAACTGCCATTTAATTAAACATGATTGGGTGGTTGCCGCGTGCGACCGCCTGTCAATAAAAATTATATGGTCGGTAAAATATTCGACCTGAACAGTAAAAATCCCAATTTAGCCATTCTGTAATGTCAGAAAGGCATTTGAGAAGAGGTGAATGAATAAATGATGTTGATTGAAGACAAAGGGCAGAAAGAGGGGTTACATATTCTTAAGAATAGA